TTACCCATTCTTCTTTTCCAAAATAACGATGCGTTACTTTTTCGCCTCTTTGCATAGCTTCTATTGCTTCCTGTTTTGTCATTACTTACCTCCTTTCTTTACTGTATCCGCCAGCATAGCAGCAGTTACTTGTTTTTGAATATCATCCACATGTGAATCACATACGCTGTCAATAAGGTATCGTATATCAGGAGGGAGGCAACTGTACCGTGTTGCGCGCTCTATCTGCAATAATCCTTGTTGTTGCGCTCCCCATTCATTGCGGGTATGGTTGACGGGGTAGGTCTTTTCTTTTTGCTGAAATACTGCGCCGGCGGCCACGCTACACACAGCGAGGGCGCAAATGATGTTAAAGGTTGTTTTTGTCATTGTTGGGTTGGTTTATTAATAAAAGGCATTCTTCAATACACGCATTAAGCACTTCCTTGCGCTTATTTATTCCTTCTTCGTCTTCATCCCACCACATAGTGCTGTCCTGAAATGGTAATTTTTCCGGTCTGTGGCGCGCAAATTCAGGGAAATAATTCAATATTTCATGTGGTGGGTATATTTCCCGAGAATGACAGAACTCAAGGAGATGAATGCAGACCCAAGGACGCGAGTAATCGTTAGTATGGTCTATACAATAGCGATAAGCGGCTATTCTTTGTTCCGGCGTTAATTGTTCCATCAGTTTAAATTTACATTTTCTATAATTACAAGCCCGTTATTAAATAATACCCAATCAAAGATAGCAATGAAAGTACCGTATTCCAAGCGAAACGGATCGCCTACAAAATCTGAGACGGGAGATAGGCCGCCATGTAAATCGTCGAGTGTCATTGTTATTGATTTAATGGTGTAAGTGATAGAACAGCGTCCACAAGCAGATACATATAATATCAATGACCGCATAAAACTTATCGGTTATATCCAAGTCTCCTTCTTTGCCGTATATCTTATAGAGATGGAAAAGAGAAATGATAGCAAAAAAGCTAAATGTCAGGCAAAACATGAACAATATTGACATGAGCATAATAAAAGGATTTAAGTGTAGAGTTGGGGCATAGGCGTGGTTTAAAGGGTGTCGGGAAATTAAGACTCTTTCTTTAATGTAATTGAGTGGGTGGCGCTGGAATAAACAGCCTTGAAAGGATAATCCATATTGAAGTTTCCTAACCTTATTTCGGCGTCCGTTTTTACCAAACTCCCATCTAACATCCAGCGCCTTTTAGGGTCTCCCTTCTTTCCCATCCAGAGAGTGAAGCCGGAGGGGGTAATTTCTACCTCCAAATCCATCAACTCTTTTTTTGTTAAGTTCTTCATTCTATGTAAATTTAATTGTTAACTAACGGGCCTCATAGCCGATGTAGCCTTTCCTCATAGAACATCCTCGCCGTTCACTGCTACAAGAGCTAAAAGCCATTAAGCAGATAAGAAATAGCAATCCAAAGGCAATAAGGGCGATACTGTCGCGGGTGTTTGAATACTTGCGTGTTGTCATTTTTGTTTATGTTTTAGAGTTAGGGAAATCTGTTTTCATAAACCCTTCAAAATCTAAGCTCCATACATTTTGGGGGTCGCCATGATCGTATCCAGCGTCAAAAGCCTTTTTCATATCTTCGAGTGCGAAAAGCCCCAAGGGAGTCGTTGCGATATTTTCAAAATTAGAATCAAACCATTTATCCGCCTCAGTAAAGACGAAATTTTCATCAATTGTAATATCATCAGAAAGCGTATTTAATTGATAATTTCCGAGCCATGCTTTTCTTACAACAGTTCTTAATAACAGATTTAAGGATATCCTTTCTTCGCACAACCACTCCAGTTCGGATGCTTTATATTTATTGCCGGTGTGATCGTCGTGAAATCCATCTTTTGTCCGGCTCCAGAAAGTTGTATCATGTGTCAACTTGTGCCCGATACTCCGAATTATTTCATTTTCCCAATCATTCGGTATCGTTAACTCCATCTTCACCCATACCGGGCCTGCTGCTTGGGGTATAAAATTTGTTCCCATAGGGGGAATAATATCTACCTTTTCCCCACATTTAGGACATTCGGCATGATAGCAATTTATAGGGATTGAGGACACTCCGGAGGGGTTGAATAGCTTGTAGAGTTCGGCGGTTGTTTTTATATAGAGTTTTTCATATGTCTTTTTAGGAATAGATGTACCCTGTTCAAATGTATAATGCCACTTTTGGGTAGAACGGTCAAAATAGAACCATCTATTTTCATAAAGCCATTGCGCAAAAGCCACCGCATCGCTTTGATTTTTGACCTCGTTGGCTTCCCAACCATAAATAACAGCCGCTTTTACTGTTCGCGTAAGAATAGTATCGATGTAACCTTTTACAAATTCTTCGGCTGCTTGTTCCTTATTCATTAGTTAAAGTATTTAGTTAGTGTATCCTTTCCTTCTTTATTCAACTCCATAAATTGTCCTCTTACCAGCGAATCCACCGCCCGATAAGGTATTACTTCACCTTCGCCATTATAGAAGGTGTAACGATGAATGTGCGCATAGGAATAACCAACGGTAATGCCTGAAATGCCGATAGCTATGCAGGCTAAGATGGTTATGAGGGTGAGTTTCATTTCTTGGTGTTATTGTTAATATCTTTCAGTTGCTCATAGATACCTCCCAACACGATACCTATAAGGGATAAAAGAAAACATTGAAAGGCTTGCATCACTTATCTATTTTAAGGTTAATAATAAACTCTTTATCAATTCCTGCCAATGCATACCGCCAATTGTCATTCATTAAAGGCTGCACGGCTGTTATCTCTTCCACCGGAAATCCTTCTTTTAAGGCAATGGCATGGAGGGCTGAGAGGGCGTTGGTGGGGGCTTCGGTTTGGCCAGCATAGGGAAGGACTTTACCTTCACTTTTAGCTATGACCTCCCAATAAGCATAACCATCTCCGGCGGAGCTATCCTCCCAATCAAACGCAGAAATTAAAGCAACAGAAAGGCTATAGTATCCAGATTCTTCGATAGTGCCAGCGTCTTTCGCATTCGCCAACGCCTGCCCCCTATAAGGCTCCGGCAAGTCTTCCAGCCATTCGCGGATTGTTTTCATTTGCGTAGTTTATTTAGAATTTGAGCAATATCAGTTCCAATGGCAAATGGGGTAACAACTAGCCCGACAAGTGCACTTATGAGCCAGTCTTTTACTTTTACTTCCTCCATTTGGCCTAAGCAGTAGCCAATACAAAACAGCTAGTAAGAAATAGCGATGAATATCATTTGTTAGTATTTGAGAGGTGAGTTAATAAGGCGTCAGCGTAAGCCGTAGCGATTTCGGCAAACGTATGAAACGGAGCACCGCTATCTCCGTGGTTTGCAATCATTCCCTGAAGACACATAGCGGCAACGACCTCGCGTTTAGTTAGTCCAACTACCGCAGCCTCTTCCACATTAGCATGATAATTAACGTAAACACCTGTTTCAGTCGCTGCGCAAGGAAGTGGATACGCTGGTAGGTTCTTATTGTCCATTTATATAAAGTTTTATGCGGGGATATGACGAGTGCGGCTTCGTGTAATAGTTTTATTTAGAGCGAGGCTAAATACCTCGTCATGCTCTACAATTTCTTTCCATTGCATGGAGTGCTGCTTATCGTATATCACCTTTCTCTTTGGATGGTTGGAGCCGGGGATGTAAGAGGCTGCGCGACGAGCTTTTGTTGATTTACTGATTGTCTTTTGCATTTTTATTGGTTTTAGTTATTTAAAAATTCCCCCTACTTCTCGTCTGCCAGTATACGTCCATCGCAGGGGCCGTCTGTGGTTAAAGTCGTGAAATTGTAATATTCGCAACAAATGGAATCAAATGAGCAAGTCGTTCCATTAGTTCAAATGCACTATGTACGCGCTCAGATCCGTTTTCATATGATATTTGCCATGTCCCTGTGTATTTAGGCAGTGCTGGCATTTTTGCAATCTCTATAGACATATATTAAAGTTTAATTGTTATAGTTTCCTCCCCTCCTATTTCTTCCGCGTCTATTTCAAACGCGGTATTTGTTATATTATTGCGCAGGGCTATTATTACGTGGGTGGGGCCAAGATGGTCGGTGCAGTCAACCAGCGCGCCGGCTGCAATGCGCACCATCATACCGACACGCAATATGCGAGTAACCCCCAATGCTGTCCTTACCAATCCATCAATGATTATCCATTGCGTATCCTCCATCTTATCGGTAAGCGCGTCAAGGTTGGCGATAGCGTCGAAGACGGCTGCTGTAGTAGTGGTCATGGTTAGCTGATTTTAATTTGAGTTAATGGATGTTCTTTGCAGTGTTTAAGGATGTCCTGAAGATAACCCAATGCGCCTTCGTAGCTCCCCCATCCATTTTTCGGGTTCATAGTCCGATAATGGTCGGGGTTATGTTGCATGAGGTGAATTGCCTTTTCAAGGTGATAAATAGCATCTTCGGCCATAATTCCTTGGAGTCTATTAATACCATCTTCTTCTCCAAAAGCATCCCTAAACATAGGAGATACGTTGTAGGTATAATTCCCGCAATCCACTATCTCTTTTAATCCTGCGCCCGTATTCATCATAAGGCTTACATCGTAGCTCATTTTTAGTTCACTTTATAGAGGGTTAATAAATCCGATTTCCTTTTGTGGGCTGTCACGATTGAACGTCACGACGAATGAACCCGCAGCCCAAAACCGCCCTTATATAAGATGTTTAATCTGCTTAACAGGGTAGCGCTTGCCTGTCTTTTTATAGACGTTCTTAGTAACGGTTTGCTCCGCCTTTACGGAGCCATCAGCGCGTGTGTAACCTTTATGGGTTACCGTTTTTGTACCTGTTTTTACTTTTGCAGGACGATCGAAGACAGTTTGAATAGTGCTCATATGATGTATTTTTTTGGTGCAATTGGTTAAAAGAGAGGGGTTAGATAACGCCAAGCAAATCGTCTGAATCAGGCATATTTTCAATGCTTTGTACAAGGCTGTCGATACCTTCAATTAGGTTATCTATTTCCTGAATAGTGCTTTCTGCGGTGGCATACTTATCGCTGCCTTGCAGGTTTTCAGGCATATTGTCAAGATATTCTTGCTCTTCATCCCGTACACTTTCCAATTCATCCCGGAGATCGGATAAGTCACCGGAGCATTCGCCTATTTTATTGTCCAAAATATTATAGCGTTCGGCTAGTTTTTCGATTAATTTTCTACGTTGTGCGTTCATACTCTTTTGCTGTTTGTTTCCCCGTTCAGCGCGCAGCGGGTGGTTAATATTCGGGATAAAATTTCCTGATATGAATGTCCGCTTTGTGCTCGCCAAAATAGGCAACACACTCCTTTATCCATTTCTTTGTGACGGCGGCACTTAATGGCGCTTTAGAAGTATTCCAAGCAGCAATAAGTTTGTTAATCTTAGATTTTATCGAAGGGCTAATATAGTCTTGCGTAAGCGCGTAGTCAATATTCATACAGCCTCTATTCTCTTTCTTCCGCGTTAAATCCGTTTCCACCTCGTAGTTATAAGAAGGATAGCCGGGCGCATCAAACGCGCATCCCATAGAGCCGGAAACAACTGCTGCGGGTATATAATTTGTCTGCGTATTCATACTACTTAGTTTTTTATTAGTGATTAAAGGGGTTTAATGTTTGAAAACGTATATTTATTACCATCCCTCGACTAAGTTGGAATAGGCAGACAAGTCAATGAATGGCTCGTTTTTTAGCTCCTTATACATTGCCATGCAAGACATCGGAAATGTATCTTTCAGATCAACGCCTGAAGGCGAACCAGGCTTATAGTAATATACGTACATTCTACTGTTCCTTTCAGTAACGTGACTATAATCGGGGTGCATCATTACACGAATAAACCTAGCGGCAGTTTCAGGGACAATTCCTATTTCCCTATAACATAAGTTTTTATCTATAAGAGCGCCGTTCTCTTTAAATACGTCTGTATAAGTTTGTTCCCTCATAATCCTATTTTTTTAAACGAGTGAATTAAATAACCGATGGTTAGTTAAACTTGAAAAGCGGTTGTTGATCCTTGAACTGGCTGGATACCTCGAATGAATCCACCGCGCCGGTATGGTAATCGTAATAAATATCAACCACTTCGCCATCATAAGCGCCTTCTGTGGCCGTAAGTATTTCGTGCTGAAGACCGCCTTCATTGAAAGAGCCATAAGATTCAAAACCAGCGGCAGTAGCCTGATTGATAAGTGTTTGAGCGTTCATGGTCCGTCGTTTTTAGGTGATTAAATAACCGATTGACAAAACAAACATACTACAAATCTTCACACAAACCTAATTTATTTTAGTTTTTCGTAATAAATTAGGTAGAAATACTTAGGAAACTCGCCAAAAAGTAACGCCTTCGCCGCTCTTACGTGTTGTTATTCTGATAGTTGTGTTATTCTTTTGATTGTACCATCTAAGTGCTGAAAAGATAGCGTAGCGTAATTTGATATTATCCAATTTCACTGAATCGCCTA